ATTCCGTAGGTCAGAGGGTCGAGCCAAAACCTACCCCCCCGTTCGAGCGCAAAATGTGCATATGTGGATAACTTGTGGATAACTCAATCGGACGCGTGGTGTGCCTTGTGGCATCGCTTGCACAGCGTTTCGAGGTTGCTCCAATCGTTCCACCGATGGGGCGCATGGGCACGCTGCACAATGTGGTGCACCTCCTCGCCAGCGAGCCCGCATCGGTTGCACGTGGGGTGGTGCATGAGCCAGTGCCGCCGTATCCGCTGCCAGTTGCCACCGCTGAAGCCTGCGACATGGTCGGCCTCAAAGCGCCTCGCGTTGGGAAGACTCGGCCTCGGGTTGAAGACGGGTATTTCCACGTTGGTACTCCTCCACGAATCGGGGTAGGTCGTCTAGGCGGATCATCAACAGCCACGGGCGATGGCTGGACCTCATCAATACGGCGCACGTCTTCTTGCCGCGGCTATCCGTCAAGGCCTGGTCGAGGAACGCGTACGGATTCAGGCGCTCGACGCGTTTGACCTCCCACCAAACGTCCATGCGGTCGCATATGACGTCGGGGTCTTTGTGCCCACCGAAACGGTTGGCGTACTGGGTGACTCGGCGACAGTCGATACCCACGCGTGCTAGCACCTCGCACGCTTCCAGTTCGCCCCTCTTACCTTTCTCGCGGCTCGATCGTGACATATCCACAGGATATCCACATTTAACAGCGATGTCCACAGTCTATCTGTAGTCACCCGAGCGACTGCAAACCCCCGAAGGGTTTGCTTGTCGTTGTTCCTTTTTATAGGCAACCACAATTACAATTCTCCCTCCACGACCCTCACAAGCACCTTACGACGGTTGCCAGCCTTGCCTGTGTCCTGTGCGACTTCCTTGACTTTGTTGGTGCTAATCGCCTCTTGCGCCAACCATCGAGCGTGCGACTGCGTGACGCCGCGCTCTTGCGCCTTCGCGATAAGCAAGGTCTTACTGCTTTCGTTATCCACGACTTCGCGCACAAACTCATCCACGGTCATCGGCTGGGCCTTGCCTTTCTGCGCGGCCTTCTTGGGCGTCCAGAGGTCATCTAGGTTCAAACTAGGGTCCACGGTGACAAACGGCGGGTTCAGCCTCAGCCCCACGGCCATCGGCCGTCGGCTCGAGCGGCACTCACCCCGTAGCACCACGCAGCCCTCTTCCATGTGCCGTAGGAACGCTAGGTGGGTGTCCGTAGCCCGTGCGATGGCCCCAGCGCCAGAGCCGACGTCCGTGGTGGCCTTGTTCGACTGGTCGCCCTTCGAGGAGTGGTGGACGTTGATGATGGCAGCGCCGCTAAACTCGGCGATGCGGTCAAGGTGGTTGTAAACGCCCGTCATCTCGCCGTTGGCGTTCTCATCGACGCCATTGAGGAATCGGTAGAACGCGTCAAGCGCGATCACATCGAATGCGCCGCGCCCTGCGGCCCGTAGCGTGGCTTCGACATCCTCAAGGGTTGCCATGCGCCCGCGCACGAAAGCCACGCGTACCCGCTCGTCAAACGTGGCCTTGTCCATGCCGAGCGCCTCGACCACGTTTGCCATGCGGTTCTTCGCAGTCTCGGGGTGTAGTTCGTTGTCCACCAGTAAGACCCGCGACTGGGTGCACTGGCGGCCGAGCCACGCGCCGCCGCTCGCGAGCGCCGCGATGAGGTGGTACAGCATCCAAGTTTTGCCCGTCTTGCTGGCGCCGATGAAGTTGCAGATTTCGCCGCGGCGTAGCAGTCCATCGACCACAAATGGGCGCATCGGTGGAACGCCATCGCCAATCGAGGGCGACGAGATTTCGAATGGTGTCGGCTCGTTCATACGATGTACCTCGCGAACGGTGAGCCGCGATGCAGCACTTTCCAATCCTCGGAAATGTTCAGCCATAGGCGCTCGGTGTGCCGAGGGTCCCAATCCTCGGGCAGTTCGGCGCACAAGCGCGCAGCGTGCTCGCACAGGTCGAGAAACTCTTGGGTGTCGTATCCAGCCATCGCCGCCATTGCTGCGTCGTAGGCCCCGAGCGCGCCCGCACAGACCAACTTCCACTCCCCCTTCCTATCTCTCATGTAGCCCTCAAACGGGCGCCACGCGCCCATATGCGGCCGCCAATCGAGCGCCCTGCGGAATGCCGCGAGTTCACCTTCGCTCATGCGCTTGGCTTCTCGTCGGCGCTGAAATTCAACCCACACGCGTACCTGAGCACACAGCCCGCTCACCTCGCTTGCACTCATGCCGTACTCAAGCCCTGCGTAATACGCAGCAAGTTCCCACGTGCACTGGTGCTCGCGTTTCGCGGCCTTCACCTTCTCGGGTAACTCAAACGCGAGTGCCGTCGGTTCCGGCGGCGGCTCGTCCATCCACAATTTAGCGTCCATGCGTGTTGCCTCCGTAAAAAGCACAAGCCCCCCGCGGGTGCACGGGGGGCTTGCTCAGGGGCCTGCGCGGTGGCAACGTCCGCGCGAGGGGAATGGTTCAGAACGGGATCTCGTCAGACTCGGCGAGCGAGGTCGGGAAAGGTACACGTTTCAAGTCCGCGCGGCTAACGACCGTAATGCCGTTGACGATGAACTTGTCTTTCCACGGCTTCAGGACGATTTGGACGCGGTCACCCTTACCGAGCGGGTCGACGGCTTCCGCCGCTTTCATGTCGTACCAGTCCCAGTATTCCTTCTGAAGGTTGCCCGCTTGGTTCCACTCGATGCCGATACGCGCTCGAGGTGTTCCCGCCTTGGTCGTGCCGACTTCCCAATAACACACCGTGCCATCGCGGAAAGAAAGGCGGGAATCGGCCGTAGCGGCGTCGGGCTTCACGGGCGCTCCTTGGCCCTGCGCGACGGGCGCTGGCTTCTGAGAAGCTTCTAGGCGGTTCAGAATGGCGCGAATCTCGGCCAGTGCTTCACTTGGTGTCATGGTAATGCTCCACCCTTTCCCGGTCGCTAAAAACTGTGCCATGCAGCCACTCGTAAAACTCTTCGGAAACGCGGTTATCCGTATCCATCTCTTGCCTGATGAGGCAAGCATTGGTCCGAATTTCCGCAAGGTGCATTTCAATGAGGCGCTGACTTGCGGCCATGTGCTTCAGCACGTCAATCAATTCGCGAGCAAGAAAGTCATTCATCGGGCATTTCCTCCGCAGTAACTGTGGCGACTCGGTCGCCCATAAGTGCAAACAAATGGCCGCAGCACAGGCGAAGGGCCCGCCCCGCGGCACGTGTCGAAGCCATCGCTCGGCGCGCGAACTGGGGGCGCGAGCCCCACGGCTTCTCATCATCGGTCACGATGCCTGAGCCGCGGCCGATCACCACGCCAGTGGATCGGTCGAGGATTTCGGCAGTAGCTTCCCACCCTTTGATGCCGTCGGACTCGAAGCGCTTTACCTCGACTTCCTTGACCGCGTATCCGCAGCCCGAAGCGAGCGCGGTAGCCCCCGCGACTTGCACGTATCGCTTGCCTTGCAACTCGATTGAGAACGTGCGAACGATGTAGGGGCCCATTTCGCGGGCTACGGTCGCCTCGAATCGAGCCCGACTTAGCGGCGTCGGCTCGATCGATACGGGAACAATGTCGGTACTCATTCGGGCTTTCCTTCCGTTGGTGTCGCCTTCGCGAATAGCGCCGCTTCGAGCGCTCGAATCCGTGCAGCGCCACGGCGCAGCGCCTCGGCGAGTTTCCGATCGGCCGCCTCATTCACGCGAGCGTAGTAGTACAGCGCATCGGCCTCATCGTCGGCGTCGGGGGTTCGCTGAGCCGTCGGCAGTACGCGATGATGGAACGCGTAGGTGTGCTGATAGACGTCGCTTCCTTGCCGCCAGCGCTCGTCGCGTTGTTGTTGGGTGGTTTCGCCGCTCATTTCGAGTCCCTCCAATCGATGGCACCAGCAAGCGCTGCAAACACGAGAACAAATACGGCCCACGTCATGCGCGCACCTCGATCGTTTGGCCCTTGCGCTCGGCTCGGCGCAGATAGAGTTCGATGGCTCGGCGAGCGTGCGCAGCGAGCGGCTTGCCGTCCTTATCGGCGAGCGCACGCAACCGCGCGTACTGGTCGAGTTTGACCCATACGGGTTGGCCCTTCAGGCGTTCTCTCGGCGTTTCGTTACCTTCCATGATGTGTCTTTCTGCGGCTCGGCCGCGGTGAGGTATTGACGTTATTGCTTCTTCGGCGTTTCGTCAATGCCAGCATTAGCCGAACTCGGGAATTTTTCGTTCAGCGCTTGCCGACGCTGAGCGCACCCGCCGCACTTGCCGACCACGGTGCGTACGACTTGGTGCACCCCAGTAGCCGAAAGCACCGTGTGCACACGGTCGCCGAGCCCGCGCGCTTGCCCTTTGTAGTGCTCACAACCGCGGCAAGTCATCGGTGCAACGTGCTGCCCGTTGGTGGGCGCTTCGGGATTCGTGCACACCGCCAGTTGAAGGAAGTCGCATTTCATGTGATCGTAACCAACAACTGCTGAGATACGACGTCTTGGTAGGAAACGGTCCACGAGCAATCGACCGCGCTCAAACTTCCGCCGCACTCCTCATAGTAAATACACAGGGCAAAGCCCCCCGCGCTTGAAATCTTGCCCGTTTCGCACACCCCGTTAAAGAGACCATCGCACGTAATGAGGGGATAGCAACCACTTTGGGGGCTGGCGACGATGTCGGGCCCGCTTGCGGTTGACGCCTGACACCATCGGCAGGTGTCTTGGTCGTGCACGGGGTTCGCCCATGTGTCAATCCTGGGGCAACCGCACTTACCGCTGAAGATCATTTGGGGCATAAATTGCACCCACGGATCCGTAACCACGCTTGCGGTGTTTTGGCAGAAAGCGTACGTGGTGACCGTGCGAGTATCTGAGCCCGAAAGCAAGACACCGCTGCACGTTGGGACCGTCGGCCCTGCTGGTGTAAACGAAATGGTCGGACGAGCGCAGCCGCACACCACGCAGCAGTGGTACGCGATCGCTTGCATAAAGCCAACTGGCGGGGTCGGACTGCAACACGGTGGGCTTTCACCTCCAGTGCCAGTGATCCCGTTGATGATTCTCGGGTTTCCGACGTAGGTGTCCTTCGACACCAACCCGAAGAAATTCGCATCGACTGGCCGACACTCGCAGTAGTTGCTCGCAGGCGTGCAGGCGCTGCACGTCGCAACCCATGCTGGATTCGTGTTGCCGCACCCATCATCTTCGCACCAAACTTGAATGTCTTTCGCTTGCCAAAAGAAGTCTTCGCGTACGTAACTGACGCGAGCCTGCTGGCACCAAAAGCGATTCTGTGGAATTAGGTTTGGAGAGTCGCAGTTGGTGCCGTCTTCGATAAACGCTCCGACACTTTCGATTGTGTACGTATAAGTCGCGAGTGTGCAGTTCTGCCCGGTGGAGTACTGGCGCACGATTGAGCCCGTGTAGGTGAACGTGATTGAATTGGGCTTCACGAACGTCGCGCAGTTCTGCATATCGCAGCAGTCCACCGCACTACCGCAGCAACACCAACGCGTGGCCGTCATTGTTCCGTCCAATCGTATTGCACGACCGTTTGACCTTCGAGCTCCTCGGCGTCGATCCAGCCGACATCGACCATGTCCTCGCCGTCAAGCATTGCCACTCGAAGACTTCCCCTTCCCTCCACGATCAACATCGGAGAGTCGGGAGCGGCGACGTATCGCGGCCCGCACGCGTTCAGCCATCCGAGTGCCGCCACCCACCACGCGTACCACGCGAGGCGCTGAAAGCCACTTGATAATCGAATCGAGTACGGCCCGTGCAATTTCATAGATCACTTCGCGCCCGCTTGCTCGCTGCTGACTTTGTTATCTCGTGCTGCGAGCAAGCCAATACCGGCCATGCACGCGGCAGCGACTGCGCCCCAGTCAGGCAAGGTAAGAGGGTCCGCGTCGAATAAAGCGCCGACTGCGGTGCCGATAGCGACGACGATTGCAGCGATACCAGCGGTAGTGGTTCTCCATGATGTCATTTGGTTCCTCTGAGGCGCTCAACCTCGGCTTCGAGATATCGAACTCGCTCGCTGAGCATTGCGATTGTCTCGCGAAGGCTCGCGATTGTTCCATGTAGCCACGCACTCGCACCGAGCACGGCCACGAATGGCGACACCAGTTGTGCAAGTTCGGCGAATGTCATCGGCGCTCCCCTGGGTCGAGCGACCACATGGAAATCTCGGCGCTGCCGCTAATCGCAGCGACTTCGATGGTGTTTGGCGGGTTCACACCCAAATCCCAGTTGGCGCCCGCGGTGTCTCCGAGAACGACCATAGCGGTGGCCTTGCCGTTCAGTCGCACGAAAATGTTGTTTCGCGCTTGAATGAACACGACACGCGGAACATTTCGCGTGGAAAGTGTGGTGTACGTCGTACCCACGCTGGTGTTGTAGCCCTCAAGTAGCACGGCCATGATTAGCTCTCCCCTGCATCAAATGAGTACACCGAAACTTGCGTTTGCGAAGCGCTCGTCGAACGCGCAAACAACGTCGCTGGATCGGTCACGCCGAGGTCGTAGCGAGCGAGCGCGCCGCCAGCCAAACGAATGGCGCCCGATCCACCAACATTGTTGGCGAGCAAGATGTCGGTATTTGGAGCGATGAACAAACGGCGGTTTTGCACGGTCGTCGCGAGCGGGACATACGCACCAGAGGATGCGTTCACGGTGGTGTATGCGTGAATTTCAAGGGGCATTTAGCAGACTCCATCAAGTGCGTTTTCGACTGCGAAGAACCAAATCGGGTTGCCGTTCTCACGACGGCCGGGAAAGAGCATGACGTACATACCAACGGCCACGGGCATGACGTTGAAGCCCGCGGGTACGTTCGCAGGGTCAATGTTTGGACCGATGAATGTCAGCGTGTTCGCGGCTTCGTTGGTGTTGAGCGCTTCGCCGTAGTACCACGCTTCACCCGCGGGGCCCGTGAAGATGTACTGATTCGTCGTGCCGACGTTTGCTTGCGTCCACGTGTAGAGCCAGCGATTCACTTGCGGCGATGGCAGCGCGGTGTACCCCGTGATCTTGCCGAGTATCCACGGCACACCTTCTTGCATCAACCGATTGCGCTCTTCCGATGGCAGCGCCGCGGCCATCTGTGCCGTGTTCGCAGCCGCCACGCGTTGTGAGTGCGTTTGAATCATGGGTAGGTGATGAAAGAGCCTTCACGTGCGATTTGCTGCGCCACCGTTGCGTCAGAACTCAAATCAAAGATGGTGGTGAGATTGATGGCCGAGCGCACGTTAGATTTCCACGTAACCGCGTTCGCAGCACCGTTCGAATCGAGCGCAGCCTTGCCCCACACGTCGGTTTTCGGTTGTTGCTCACACAGAAGCCACTCATCCCACCTGAAGTTAAACGTGGCGCGGTAGTACTCGTCGCGCACGTGCGATACGCTCGCCGTTTCGCAAAGCACGGTGTTCGCGCCGCTGAAGTGTGGGAATGCGGCAGAATTCCATTTGTTTGAACACGTGCCGACTTTGTCAAACACCGTGACGAGCGTACGCGCTGCCCCGCTCGGTTGGTTGCTGCAATCGACAATCATGCTGATGCGCATCGTCATTTGCGAGATAAGCGCCTGAATCGGCTTGCCCGCGTAGTCCACCTTTGTGCCACCGATGTCGGTGGTGGTGTTCAGATTCGCACTCGGGCTCGTGGAGAAGGAAGGCGAGCGATACATAAGCACGCTGCGCGGCGTCGCGTCCAAATCAACCTCGACGGGAAGTTGAAGTTTCGCGAGACCAGTTGCCACGTTCCACGTGTAGAGTTGATCGTACTTGGCCGTCACATCAAACACGCTTGACTCGGTGTTTGGCACTGGCGTGGCCGAGACCGTGCGCAAGCGCATCATGCCCATGCGCTCGGTCAGCACCATCGTCGCGCGCAGCGATGAAAGAGGCGCACCGAATGCGCCGAGCACGAGCGCCATCTGTGTGGCGTTCTCGACATCAACCGTGCCGTTCATAGTCACGCGGCGCACGACGGTGTACACCGATGCCTGCGAGGGACCGCCCTCGCTGAAGTTCTGTGCGGTGATCGCGCTGCGGGAAATGGCGGTTGCTGCTGGCATAAGTCACTTGCTCATCCATCGCAGGATATCCATCGTCCACGACGGCATTTGGTTCATCAACCCAATTGACTTGTTTACGTCTTGCATTGCGTCGCCGCTCATCATTTGCGACTTGCCAAGTGCGCCCGCCTCTTGCAGCGATGCGCCGCCGATCAACGCGCCGATTTCGGTGGCAAGTGCTTTCGGAAGTTCGTTGATGATGACTTCCGCGAGCGATCCGCCCTGCGTGGCAAGGCCTTGCGAGAATGCCTCACCGATGCCCATAGCCCCTGCTGGCGTTGCAGCGGGCGCGCGCGCGGTGATTTGCTCGGCGACCATGCGCGAGAATCCGAATTCCTCGATGCGCCTGCGCTGGTCCATTTGCGTTTCTTCGAGCGCCGATGCTGCACGCTTGCGAACGTCGGGCAACGACTGCACCGCACCGACGCCCATCGTGGCAGCGCCGAGCGCGAGGCCCGCCGCACCGAGGCCGAGTCCAAGCCCGCCCATCGCGCCCACCTGCGCGAGCCCACCGAGCATTCCCAAGCCCTTACCACCGACACCGAACTGACCGAGCGCGCCCTGCGTTCTCATCGCAGACTCGCCGAAGCTCTTTAGCTTCTTGTTGCTTGAGTCAGCCGCAGCGTTCAGGCGGTTGAGTTCGCGGCGCGCCGAATCGGTTGCAGCCTGCAAGCCCTTCGAGTCGCCAGTAATGGCGATATTGACGCGTGAGATTTTAGCCAAGTCCCGCCTCCTTTATCGCTTTCTCAACCTCGGGCTCGACGTAACTCGGCGCCGCTGCGGAGAGGATGCCACGGTACTTCTTGATCCAGTTGCGGGGAGCAGATCGGCCAATCGTGGTGAAGTTGAGAGCCTTACCACGCTCGCCGCGTTGCTTCAGCAGGATGCGCTCGGCGTTGGTTGTCTTGCGCTTGATCGCGTGGCCGTTCTCGAGCCAACCGAGATACCAGTGTGGCGTAAGGTACGAACCGTCGATGCGCTTGATACCGACGCCGAGCCACGTCACGAGCCCCTGCGCGTAGCCCTTGGTCTTTGTGATGACTGCCCACTTCAAGTGCACGTTGGGGCGCACCGCGCCGCGCACCTTCTCGGTTGCGCCACGCTTTCCAAACGGCGCAGTGGCTTCGAGCGTCTTCTTTGTGAACTTGGACCACTTCGTGAGCCCGCGGCGCATCGCGTTTCGCGCTTCGTCCTTGCCGAGGCGCAGCAACTGGTGATTGACGCGCTGCAACGCTTGCTCGTCAATTTCGCAGCCGAGCGCGAATGTCTTGCTTCTTGAACTTGCTGGCGATGTCATGGGAAAGCCCTTTGTGTCCTTTCATCGCGAGCAAGACTGCGAGCGGGGTATCTAAACGCACCTGAATTTGCGCCGCACTCAGGATTTCGCGAGCGGCGCTGGTAAGTCCAATCCCTCCACGTAGAGCGGCTCGATCAATCGCGCGAGCCGAATCACGGTGGGGGCGTTGCAAAAGTCCTTGACGTAGTCAATGGAAACAAACGCTTGTCGGCCGTCCTTTTCAAGCAAGTGCTGCCACACGTACCACGCGGGCATAAATTCGCCACGCGCCTCAGCGTCTTGCGCTGCGATGAAATGCGCGACGGTTGGCCGTGCGAGCGTAACCGTCCCACCGTCGAACTCCACGACGGCAGGACGCGAAAGGAAAGCGTCGATGATTGAGGGGCTCATTCGGTAATCGTAATGGCGTTCTGGGAGAAGAGAAGCGTGGCCGTCAACCGCGCGACGTCGTTGGGAGCGATGGAAAGCGAAATGTCTTGCACAAACGCCTTGCCTTTGATTGACTTGCCAGTAGCCCAAATCACTTCGCACTCATCAATGATCGAGCCAGCGTCGATGTTGCTGAGGATGCTGATGTTCGTGGTCGCGGAATCGTAGAACACCTCGATTTGCACCGTGCCTTCCTTGAAGCCTTGCACGTGGTGCTTGTGACCGTCGCCGATGGCGGTGACGTCGATTTGCTGGCGAGTGACGTTTACGGTTGCGGCGCTCACGTCGTCAATGGTCGTGGCGCCGAACTTCACACTGGCTGCGGTGGTGGGTGATGGCATGGCTTATGGTCCGTCGAAGAAGATGCTGTGGGTGTTCTGCGCGACGTAGAGGTACACCTCATCGCCGTTCTCGGGTTGTGGGTCTTGCAGCGCTTCAAGCGTGTTGCACACGACCGACGCTGAATCGAGGGCGCCGAGGCTCAGTAACGCTGCGCGTGCTTGCGCTGCCACTGTCATCGCGGCCGTCGGAGTGTCGGCAACTGCGTTGATGGTCACGTCGTAACGGCACGTAATCGCGCTGGCGCCGAGTACCGCACGTTGCGCGGTGGTTACTTCAAACGTAATCGCTGGCACCGTCGAAGTCTGCAAGCGTGTGCCCTGATAGACACGCGAGCCCGCGTTTGTCTGCGAGTCGAGCCACTCTACAATCTTGGTTTCAATAGCCATTACGAAACCTCCACTGCGTCGATGATGGCTACGCGGCGACGTTGGTCCATGTCGCGAATCCCCGCGATGCGGTACAACTTTCCGCCGTATCGCAAGCGATCCACCTGCGTCACGCTCAATCGCGCGATGTTCGGCCAGCGCGTACGGAACTCCATGCTGCCGACGGTCACGACGCCATCGGCCACGAACGATTCACTCGGCATCGCTTCGCGCATATCGCACCGCATATAGCCCGCGCTGGTGAACACGGTCGTGCGGCGGCCGACACCGTCAAGCGACGTCACCGCTGGGGCTCGCATCACTTCAACTCGAAATCGTGTGAGCCCCGAGGAGATCATCGGAACGGCCCTCGGACGCGCAGGTGTTCAAGCATGAACTGTGCACCGAGCGGCACGACGACAAGCCCGACGGGCTGCGCGGCTTCAGGGTTGTTGTAGTACAGACCCACAAGCGAAACGATGGCTTGAACCACTTCGTTCGGCTCGGTGGCGTAGCCGCCAACGTAGGTAACGGTCGCGAGGGTGCCCTCTTTCATCGCGGGCTCGTCGAGAAACTCGATCGCGGCGAGATCCTGCGACAAGTCCACCCAGTAATCGGTTCCGCTCGTCATCGTCACCGTTGCGCCGCTGAAGTTCGTGTAAGCGATCGACGTGAGCGACACGTACGGTTGCACCGCAAACACCGTGCGCTTCCAATCGCGCAGGTACATCGTGCGCGATGACTGCGTAAGGGAAAGCCCCGTGTATCGTTCAACCCACGACGTAGCGACACCGATGAGCCGTGTTAGCTCGGTGTCGTCGTCGCTGTAGTCGATCTTCAGCGCCGCCTTAACGGTTGCAAGTGTGACTGCCATTTAAACCCGCGATGGGGGTTTCCCCCCACCGCGAGCAAGGTAAGAAAAAGCGCGGTCATCTCACGAACGATCAGGCCGTGTTCTGTGCGTAGATCGCTGCGAATGCTTCTGGGAGCATGATCTTGGAATCGGTGCGCACCGTCATGTACAACGTCACGCGTTGATTCGCTGCGCCCGAGTACGGATCAACCATGGACGTCATGCCAGTTCGGTCGAAAATCTCGAAGTAGTCCCAGTTGCCAACGATGAAGTACGCGTTTCCACGCACGTTCGCCGTGGTCAACGTCGCACCCTGCGTGGTCGGCATGAACTCACCGATGGAGTACGGAATGCCGAGGATAGTTCCTGGGTTGCCGCCGCTGATGTCGGCCGATTCCGCGATCTTCCACGCGTAGTCGGTGGTGTTCACCTTGATCTTGCGGATGGTGCGAATCGCAGTGTCAGACGTCAGAATACGGAAACGCCCCGTACGGTATTGCGGTGGAACTGAGTGCACGCAGTCAATCAAGTTGTCGCCAGTGATCGCGGTGATGAGCGCATCATCCGCAAGTTGCACACCTTGATTAATGATGCGGTCGCCGTTTGTCGTTGCCCATGCAGTGCCCGAAGCATCCGCAATGCCTTGCGGCTGAGATGAGCCAGTACCGACTGTGTAGAACTGATCGGTGATTCGTGCGAGCGACGTGCCGCATCGGTCGGCGACGTACTGCAAGCCAGTGCCGATACCACCAGTGCCGATCGCGTCTTCGATGAACTCTTGCGAAAGAGTCGTCGCGCAAACGAACTTGTACGGCACGACCGACACGCTTGCGAACGATGGGTCGGCTGGGGTGATCGCGCCTTCTTCAGCGACAAGCGCCGAGGTCGGCAGTGACCCTTCAACCGTAATTGTCCGCTTGCTGTCAATCGTGCTGACTTTCGCCAACTGGCGCAGAATCGACGACTGATACATACGCTCCACAATGCGGCGTTCCATGTCGGTCGGAATGCCTGCGGCCGTGGTTCCGGTGGTCAACACGCGAAGTTCGGCGTTGTTGCCAGCGGCGACGGCCTTCAGCCAACGCTCGCTTGCTTCATCGATCGTGCGATCACCGACGGTGGTGCGGCCGATCTTGCTTGCGAACTGCGGCTGCGAGCGCTCTTCTTCAAGAGTCTTGATGCGGTCTTGTGCTGCGCGAAGTGCGGCACGGTCGTGTGCGGCACGCTCGACGGAGTCGAGGTCGGCATCAATGCGGGCGATCTTTTCGCGCTCTTCGCCGCTGCCGCGGATTTCGACGTGGTGCGACTTCGCGCCAGTGCGCGCAGCGAAACCTTCAAGGGTCTTGCGGTACTCGTGAACGGTGTTCTCAATCGTGTTCAGTTCGTCAGACATGGTGCATCCTGTGCGTGTGGATTTCGAGCCGCAGCGCAGCGGCTTCAATGGCAGCCGCGGAAACACTCCGCAGGCTCGATGAGGTCTTGTCGCCGTACGCGGCATCGACAACAACGCTGAGTTCGACGAGTCGAGCCGCGGTGACGGTGCGTTCGGTGCGTCGCGGGTTCCACTCGTCGCGATCGACGTAGAAACCAAACGACATTTCGCCGCTCAAGTCGCCGCGTTCAAGCAGCGCACGCACGTCGTTGCCGACGCTCGTCTCGGCGAGATCCGCGGTAAAGCGCAGACCACTCGCGGTGTCGTTAAGCGTGAGCGTGCCGCTACGCGTGCGAGCGAGCAACGCGCTTGCGTTGTGGTTGAAGAGCAGTTTGATGTCGGCGCCCGCGAGGTCGCCGAAAGCGCCACGCGAAATGCGCTCACGGAACTGCGGGTTGAACGGCTCGCTGATATCACGCGACCACTTGCCGTACGGGATCGCGAGCCCTGAGAGCGTTCGGCCGGCTGGTGCACCGATGGTGACGCTGCGACGTTCAAGCGAAGTCATCGACGCTCCCTGCGCTCGTGTCGCTTCCGAGGTTTGTGCTGCCGCCGCCCGTGCCCATGTTCTTCGCGATGATGGGCTCGTCGAGCCCGTCGAGCGGCGCAAGGTTCAGGTACTCGCGCGCTTCGTTTCGCGTGATGACGCCCGATTCAACGCCAGTGCGGAGTGCTGCCATTTGTTCGGCGAGCGACGGCCGCGAAATCATGTCAGCGTCGAACGTCGCCGAGCCAAACGGCGCGAGTTTTGCGACGATCTCGGCCGACCACGTGCTAAACCAATGCTGTAGGCACGCATCCACGTACATACGTGAAAGCCATTCCATCGAGCCGTACGCGTTCGCGCTGTGCTCGGACAAGTAGGAAGTCGGCACGCCATAGATGCGCGAGACGTCTTCAACGCTGTAGCGTCGAGCCGCGGCGATGCCAGCATCGTCAAGCGTGCTGCTGATACGCTCGACTTTCATACCCTCAGAAAGCACCAGTGGCTTGCCCGCGTTCGCGGCGCCAGCGTGGTGCTTCATGTAGTCTTCGAGCACCATTTGACGAGCAGGAGCGCCCATCGGGCCAGGCGACACGATCGCAATCTTCGGGTTACCCGCATTCTTCATCACCTCGAGTTGCGCTTGCTCTTGCGATGCGAGCACACTCAACGACGTGCGGCACAAGCGCACTGGCGATTCACCCCACAACCCGTCAAGCCCGATGGCACGTAGGTGCAGCATCGAAGACATCGGCACGTCACCGTAGAGCCTTGTCTTGTAAACGGGCTCGGGCTTGGTGATGTCCAGCGTCACGCTCTCGATATCGAGCGGCAACAGCTCGAGCAACTCGCCACCGAGCGTGCGGTTGATGACGGCAAACGCGTTGCCGTATAGCAGCGCTTGCATTGTGAGCGACCGACGGAACTCGAAGCCATTCTGCCAGCGGTTTGGTTGTTGAAGCAGAGCGTTCGCGGTGCGCTCGCTGACTTCAAGCGGTACGCGCGCTACGTCGTTGGCGATGAGGGAAGCCGCGCGGTATACGGGCGTGTATGCGAGCGCCGTGCTCGGCGTGATCGTTGGCATACCCACCGAGTCGAAACCCGTGGGAAGGAGAACGCCATGCGTTCCCC